GAGTAACATGGGAAAGCAAAAACTAAAAGATCTCGTAAAACAATTGAATGCGGACAACGCGCCACCCGATGGGTGGCATCCAGAAGACCAGGTCCCCGCAGCAGCTTCTGAGGACAAACCTGAAGCCGGTAAAGTATACGCTCTTACTGGAGGTCCCGGTTCTCGCTGCATTGCGAACGGTAACAGCTGGAAGGAGAGTGAAGTGAAGGATCTGGCAGCGGATGCTGGGAACGAAGCGTGAGCTTCGTTCTCGTTTACTTGGGGCTTTTGTTCCTCTTCCCTACATTTACATTGGCCAGCACTGGCGTGCTGATGCTCGTTCTCGTTGGTCTGCTGTGATGTCGTCTCGTTTCTCGGTAGTTCAGGAGCTGGCCAGGCAGGAATTACCAGACTGGCTTCCCAGCCCAGCACGGAACTCTTTTGGGTAAGAAGAATGGTTTGGTAATCTAGTTTAGAATGGTTCTAAAAGATAATTGTTGTGTTATTGGTGGGATATGATAAGAGAGGGGAAACCATTTAACAACAAGGAGGAAAAATGGGATTAGACCAACACGCACACCTACGAGGCACAAATGTAGATTGGGAAAAATACTACAACGAAGTCGTGAAAGAGTTAGCTGAACAGATAGAAAAAGGTTTCTCTGACTATCACGCTGAAGATGGGTTTTTTTGGGGGCAACAATTCCAAGAGGAATCTGTCAAAGAGTACAAAGAGCAAGATATGAAGTTTTTAAAATTTTGCGAACAAGCCATAGATGAGGGTAAGGTCGTAGAATATTGGTGTAGTTGGTAATGCCAAATAATAAAAAGCGAGGCGACAATGTCGCCTCGCCTCGTTCTCGGTTGGAAAAGGATAAAGGTTTTTCAAAGTTAAAACCTGGCCAGGCGCACCAGGACGACTTCCAAAAATTAATTATAAAAATGTTTAAAGGGATAGATGTTAATATTATGGAGTGTGATAAAGTTCCAGAAGTTGTATTGGACTTTCAAAAAAAAGATAAAACAAAGTTAAATTAACTATTGCATAAGACAAGATAAGATATATAAAGATAGGGTATTCATAAGAATATATAACTTAACAAAGAGGTAAAAATGCCAAATGCAATAAAGAAGCTAAAGCAAGATGAAAATAGACTATCTAAAGAGTTAGATACAATGAAACAAAACATTGTTGATTGCTTTGATAGAACAAATCAAAACTTAATCATTGTACAAGATGAACATGGTAATAGTTTTGGATTACAAAAAATAAATCGTAAGCGTAAGAAATTTGAAACTGCAAATTTCAAAATTGCTCACAATGATTTATATAATAAATTCACTACTGAATTAGAATATAGTGAATACAAAGCAATAGGGAGTGATGACAATGCCCAATAATGATTTAATTAATATTGCTAAAGTATTAGCTGAAAGAGTAGGCGAGCAATCGCCTACTACACTAGCTGACATGGTTATTGAGAATGGACAAAAGAAACAACTCAATTATGAAATCATGTTTCAGTTGCTAATGGGCGAATGTGAAAAACATATTCTTGAAAATGTTGGCAATCCTATTGTTGATGAGTTCAAAGAAAATGTACTAAAGAAATTTAGCACACTTGTTCAAGCATTACACACAACAGAATAAATAATAATAAACAAACCAATGGCGCAACTGCGCCATTGGTGTATCTGCGCTATAGAAGGCTCATAATTTCTAACAACCTGCTTTTCTAAATTTCCACAACCAATTCCACGCACAGCCCTGTGCCTGACAGGGCGAACGGGTTTACAAAGTAGGATATATAAATATACTAGGGTCCCAAACGGTATGAATATTGAGAACCTAACTGAAGAAGAATTAAAAGATATTATTCTAAAAAAGCAATTAGAGTGGATCAAGTTATGCCAGGATAATTTTTTAGTTTTTGCTGAGTCTGTCTGGCAAGATTTTATTTATCGTAAAACAAAGGACCCAAAGAAGTTTGGCCACCACCAAATTATAGCTGAATCTTTTCAAGAAATAGCTGACGGTGATGCAAAGAGGCTCATAATAAATATGCCTCCTAGACATACAAAATCTGAATTCGCATCTTATTTATTCCCTGCTTGGTATATTGGAAAGTATCCAAAGAAAAAAATTATGCAGGTATCACACAACGCTGAACTTGCTTCAAGGTTCGGTAGCAAAGTTCGTAACTTAATGAACACTAGAGAGTACAAAGAGATATTTGGAGATGTTACACTTAGAGAAGATAGTAAAGCAAAAGGTAGGTGGGAAACCAATCATGGTGGTGAATACTTTGC